CTTTTACAAGTGTTTGTTGAACTATACCACCTATTAATTGACCTAGTGCATCAGCCCCAGAACCATTACCAGCCACTGAGCTACCTTTTGCATCTACGTTAACAGTAACGACATTTGTGACCCCTCCACCCATTGCATTGTTAGGAATAATAGTACCAGCAGAACGAGGAACAAAAAGCTCTGGACCTTTTTCGCCCACGAGTGAAGCTTTACCTACTGGTGGCCTACCACCATTTGCAAAACCAAGAAACGAACTTACATTACTTTTAGGGCCAGAAAAAGGATTTGGGCCACCTAAAAAACTTGATGCTTTATTACCAACAAGACCTCCTCCTCCTCCTCCAAACAACCCACCTAAAGCATTACCAAAGAAATTACCAATACCAGATACTGCACGTTGCATTGCAACCTCAACAAGTTTTCTTTTCAGATTGTTTAATACACCGATAGCAGCTTGAGCTAATGTTTGTGTTCCCATCACCGCATCAGTAAGACCTGAGACAATACCTTGTTCTATTCCTTGACCTATCTCCATAAATTTCTCTTTTAACTGGTCAGCCTCACTAGTTGCCATACTTAGACTGTCTGAAAACTTTGTAGATCCAGAAGATAAATTATCAATTACAGGTAATGTTTCTAATAAAACATTTTTTGTTTCTGTAACAATCTTGCCATTTTCTACATTAATTTTTCTTATGTTGTTTGTTGCTTCGCCTGTGCTTTCTACATTTTTCTGTAATTCTTTGATATCTTTCTGATCTATTTTGAATTTAAATTTAGAAATAGGTGTTAATCCAAAAATAAATTTTAGAACTGGATTTCCATTTACAAAATCAACTATCTGCTGAAATGTACTGATTACAGCTTTTATAATATTTCCAACAACTGTACCAACTGTTTTTCCTACATTTACAACAGCATTAGAAAACTGAGTAACACCTTCTTTGACTCCTATCCAAGACTGTTCAAGATCAAAGACAACACTTGTTGCGTCCATGCCTATAGCTTCAGCGATTGCTTTACCTACTTCATTAACAGCAGCAAAGATAGCTCTGACTGGAGCAAGAACAATTTTAAAGGCAGCCCCTAAAGCTTCAACTGTAACAGCAGCAATTTTTAAAGATTCTCTAATAATTGCACCAAACTCAGAACCCTCTCCAGCTAAGTTTGTAAATGCTGTACCTAATCTTGTTAGTTGACCATTTATTGTATTTGATGCTGTAAATGCAGCTTTCGCAGCAACGTCTTGAGCATTTGCTTGGTTTTCTAGATTCTTATTAAATGAAACTAATTGATCATTTAACAAAGGTAAGACTGCCGTTCTTGCTTCAACAGATCCAAACAATAAAGCAAGAGTCTCTTCACTAGCTCCACCCTTATCAACAATCTCCTGTAATACACCGCCTAAACCTTTTGATTTAAGTGCAGCCGCACTAAAGTCTATACCAAGTTTCTCCGCAGCTTTAGCCGCTTCACCTGTCGGCTTTTGTATCGCAGCAATAACTTGTCGTAATCCAGCAAAGGTAGATTCAACAGGAACACCAGTTGCAGTGACACTAGATATTGCCGCATTAAGTTCATCTATTCCAACACCAGCACCAGCCGCTATAGGTGCAAGACGACCTATTTGTTGTGCATATTGTTCAACAATAATTTTACCATCATTCTGTGTTTGTACGAATCCATCAACTATCTTTGCCGCATCAGCAGAAGATTTGCCATAAGCATTTAAAACAGAAGTAGTTGCATCAGCAACAGTAGCCAAATCAGAAAATCCACCAGTAGCACCTAACTGTGATGCCTTTAATACTTCTGTAAGTTCTGTTACATCACCAAAACCAGCAGAAGCTACATCATAAGACGCTGATAACAAATCAAGCTGTGATACTTGACCACTTAATTCATTTGTTAAACTTGCAAGCTTTGGATTTAAAGTATCAACATCAACTCCAAGTGTCTTGACTTTCGCAGAAGCAAAGTCTTGTTGTGCAAGAGTGCTAAATACTTTTCCAAAGGCAGCAACTAAAGTAATACCAGCAGTTATTGGGCCTAATAAAGTTGCAAGACTAGCAGCCGCACCTTTAAAAGCTAGTGAAGCTCCATTTGCAGCCTTGCCAGCACCAAAAAATCCTTTAGGTAATACTCTTAAGCCATGATTTGCGTCTTTTAATTTACTACTTGTACCACCTACAGTTTGATTAAATTTCTTTGCCTGTACATCAACATTCTTTAACGCTGTGATCGCTTGCGTAGCATTTACTCTTAGTTCTACATTAGAGACTGCCACGACTAAACAATAACTCCTTTAACTATACTTGGCTTTGCGTGTTGCCGCATCTGCCTGTTTCTTTTCTCTATCATACTTTAATTCATAGTAACCAGCAAAAAATATCAACTCCTCCTCTGAAAGCTGTGTTCTTAATTCACTTATAGTTTTACCTAATTCTGTTGCAAGGAAGAACTCAAAATTTAACCAGCTATCCCCCTTTAAGATTCCTTTACGTTTTCAATAGTAGCGTTTGCGTTTACACCAAATAAAAACAACTCAATCTCATTCAATACGTTTTCTGGTAGCTCATTTTGCAAGTTAACAAAGTCGGCTGAGTGAAAAGCTTTTGTACCATCTTCTTTTTCTGCTAACTGACAAAGCATATGAGTAGAAACAATTAAAGGATCATCACTGCCAGCCCTTTGCGTTGCTTTGGCTCTGTCTGCCCTTGTAATAGCCTTAAAATATAAACTGACTACAACATTGCCATTATCATCTTTAACGTCAAATTTTCGCCTTTTAGAAAGGTCAAATGATTCCTTTAAAAGGTCGAGGGTTCTTTTTTCTGCCATAAATTAAGTGCGAAGTATCTTAAATTTACTATATAGCTGAAGTAATTGCACCAGTTGTTATAAACGAAATGTTTATAATCTCTGTTTCTCCAAGTGTTGCACCATATTCAGCACTTGTAATAATTCCAGAAAAACTTATTTTCTTTGCAGATGTACCGCCATCAGGGAATAATTCAAATAATGCGTCACCAGCATCACCTGTAACTAAAACATCATCAATAAAAGCTTGATAGTCTGAGTTTCCATCAGGATCATAAATAAGTTCTGCTGACCCTTCACCAGAAAGTAAACCACCAACAAAAGTTTTTGCAGTATTACCTTGAATTGTAGTTTCTAAAGTATCTTTTGAAACTGACAGAGACCATGATCTTGTTCCAGATATGTCGGCCTCAGTGCCAGCCGCATTGTGAAACATAATTTTACCGACATCACCTTTTACAGCAGACATAACAAAAAAAAGAAATATTTATAAATATATTAACTCTTTTCAGTCTTTTTTACATCTTTTTTCAAATTTTGTTGACTCTCCATATACTTTCTACATTCTGGGTCCCAATAGTTTTTATCTCTTCTACCTTTGACAGCTTCGATAGCGTCAAGCATTTCATCTGTAATTTCAAGTTTTGGCATAATTAAAGATCCTCGTAAATTGAAAATGTTATTCTTAATTGTGTTTGAAACTTACCTTCTGGACTTGAGG